CAGACGTCCAGCCAGCCCTTCACCTCGGTGAGCGCTGGAGCGGTCAGGGTCGCGCCCTCGCGGACGTACAGCCAGCCCGTCACCTCGGTGAGCGCTGGAGCGGTCATGGTCGCGCCCTCGCGGACGTCCAGCCAGCCCTTCACCTCGGTGAGATACTCGTACTGCGCCGCGTTTTCGTTGGTGATGACGAGATTTCCTTCGTGCGTCATTTCTTGTCTTTCTGTTGGTGGTTTCAGAGCCCGAGCCGCTTTTCAGCGCACTCGGGCAGGTGGATTTCGCGGAAGTTGACGGACGACACGAAGCCGCCTTCCGACGCCTTGACCTCGCTGATTTCGGAGCAGATGCGCTGCACACGATCCCAGCAGGCAACCGCGATGCGGCGCGGGATCTGGACGACATCGCCACGCGGGAACATCGTGCCTGACTCAGCAAGGATGAACCAGACATCAGACTCTTCGCCTGTCGCATCCAGCATGAGGCCGTAGAAAAGGCCAGTCTGGATCGCGTACCGGGACGACTCGAAATTCCGGTCGAACGAGTCGAACGCCATGGAGTTGACGTATTTCAAATCCGGCAGATTCTTCCCCAGCAGCATGTCGGGCCGCGTCTGGAGCTTGATCCCTTCAACCTCGCCGCGAAGCGTCGCCTGGAAGCGCAACTCACCACCGAGAACGGATTTCATCGTCCGGAGCGCGTGTTCGACGATGGGCTTCGCGCGGGTCGCCTCGTCCACCTGCTGCTGCGCGATGATCTCGCGTCCAGACGCTTCCTGCTCGGCCTTCCATGCGTCGGTCACCTTCGCTCCGAAGCGCCACGGCTTGACCTCACCTTTCTCGTTCGTGTAGGTCGCCGGGAGGATCGCGAACGTCTTCGGCGCGTCCCCGCTGACCAACTGGTCCAGGTAGGTGCCGCCCGCCGTCCAGCGATTTCCGCCGCCGCTGTACCGCTGTTCGAGGTGCTCGGCGCTCCACGCTTCGAGGGAGCACATTCCCCACGCATCCAGAGCGGACGAGCCCAGCCAGTCACCGGCGATGTAGTCGGACCACGGGAGGTTGAGGAGGAGCTCGGCGCTCATTCCACCACCTCCGCAGCCGTCGGAATCGCGCCCTTGGCGGCTTCGTTGAGGCTGGCCAGTGTCGCGCCCCTCGCCTCGACATCATCGATGCATTCCCCGAAGTCCCCGGCCTCAGCCTTCGCCTGCAAGTCCAAGGCTCCGGCCATCTCGACGGAGAGTGGGAGCATCTTCGCGAGGCGGCGAATCACCGTCTTCTTGCCCATCTCCGGGTAGTGGTCCACCCACGGGCCGAACTTGCCAGCCTTCGACTTGGCGCGGATCGCGTCCACCTCGCCGCGGCTCATGAACTCGTACTGGATCCCGCCATCCTTGAGCCTGGCAACCGCGTAGAAGCCCACGATATCGCCGCGATCCGGCTCGAGAAACGCGGGGCGATGGACGAGGCGAGGGTTCAGGCCAAACTCGATGACGAACTCGTCCTTGACGTGGACCGTGTGCGCTTCGATCGATACGATCTCACCGGAGCGACGGGCAAGGGCGATCAGACCACGGTAGCCGGGGATGAACTGGCAGGTATTGCTGTAGGGGACGAGGTAGCCTTCCCCGAGCGATGATCCCGGCTCCAAGCCCAACTCCGCGCCCTGGTAGATCGACAGGAAGATCGACTCCTTGGTGCACTCCATGATTTTGGGTGTCTTGACGGCGGCTGTCATCAGCACTTTCATGACGCGCTCGACGGTCATGTGCTTGGGGAGCCTGGCGGCGATCTCGCCTTTCCTGGCTTCGACCATCTGCCGGAACTGCGTGATGGGGGCGACAGCGTTCATTTTGGTCCTCATTGGTTGCAAGCGATGACGGGGAGCCCTCCCTGTGCGCCTACGTACAAACGCACCTCTCGGGCTCCCCGCGTGTCCGGAACTTACCGGGCACAGGATGAAGTTACGCAAAGCATGGAGCAAAAGCAATAGGTTGCAAAAAGAAAATCTAGAGCGTAGATTCAAGGCATGGAACTAGTCACGATCCGCGATCTGGCACGCGCACTCAATGTCAGCACGGCAACCGTTCGCCGCAAAGTGAACGCCGGAAGGCTTCCCTCCCCCGCCTGTGGTCGCTGGCCCTGCATCCGACCCGGCGCGGGGTTCGGCGGTAGACCGCTCTCAGAGGATCGCCCCATGTGGGATCTCGACGCCTGCCTGCGGGCTTGGGGGAGGGCATGAGCATGAAATTTCAGATTGACGACGGCCCCAGGCGGCTCGAGCCGAAGATTACGCGCAAGGGCATCGAATACGAGAGGGTGGATGCCGCACCCACTTACTTCATCTACTCGGCCAAGATCCAGGGATCGCCGCGCCAGTGGTTCGAGGTCTTCCAGAAGCGCATAAATGCCGCGCACATTATTGCCGACCATGAAATCCCAGCGTCAGAGGCATGGCCTTCGGATTATGCGCTTGGTGTTTGGGCGTGGACTTTTGAAAGCATTAATGCCGCAATAGCAAAGGCGCAAACAATCAAGCCGCACAAAAGCACGCTTCTAACAATAGCGGATCAAGAATGAGGATTCGCACAATCAAACCAGAATTCTTTCTGCACGACCGTTTATTCGACGCGGAAAAAGAAAGTGCCCTTCCGCTTCGCCTGGCGTTTATCGGCCTTTGGTGTGCAGCGGATCGAGAGGGGCGCTTCTCTTGGGAGCCTCGCCGCCTCGGAGCGACCATCCTTCCCTACGATGGCCTTGACTTTTCACGCGTGCTTGACGCGTTGGTCACGCGTGGTTTCGTTGAGCGTTACGCGTCAGAATCACGCGAATTCGGGGTCATTCCCAGCTTCACCCGCCACCAGGTCATAAATAACCGCGAAAGCCCTTCGATTTTGCCGGATCCCGAAAGGTGCGATAGAATGGCCCTTCCGACGCGTGCCCCACGCGTGGACGACGCGTGCCCCACGCCTCTTATGCATGCTCAAGGGGAAGGGAAGGGAAGGGAAGGGAAGGGGAAAGGAACTAACTCGTCTTCGACTCGTAGGCAAAACGTGCCGAAAACCTTCGTTCCTCCTACTCTTGCCGCGGTGCTTTCGTTCTGCTCGGAGAAGTTCCCGGACTGGCACCGCTCGAGGGTTGAGGGCGCATTTCGGTACTATGAAATCTCTGAATGGAGAACAGCAAAAGGCGAAAGCGTTCTCAATTGGAAAACAAAATTCCTCAACCTTTACCAGGCCGCGAAGGAAAAGGGCTGCACAGGCCCAACAAAAGAATTCATTGATTCCCAGCACCACCAACAGGGCGTAGACCATTTCAACGAACGTCTCGCTCTCCTCGCAGAAGCGGAGCGAATGAATGGACACTGAAAACAGAAAAGGCCTTCCAAGGTCTGAGCAATCCGAGATAACGATTCTAGGCTCGTGTCTCAAGTTCTTCGATATTGCGAAATCCGTCTCCCTTGAACCCTCCGATTTCTACTCGGAACGGAATCGGACGATCTTCCAGGCGATCCACGCGATCGCCCGCTCTGGACGCGCTCCCGACCCCGGAATGGTTGCCGAGGAGCTTCGCCGGACTCGGTGTCTCGAACTCGCTGGAGGCGAAACTGCTCTGATGGACCTCGTCGACTCCGTGGTCTCGCGCGTCGGATGGGAAGGGGCGCAGGATGTCGTCCGGGACAAGGCTATCCTTCGGCGCGTCATTGACTCCGCCAGACGCCTGAACGACATGGCCTTCGAGGACATGGAAACCGTCCAGGAGATCATCGCAGAGTTCGGGCGAAGGTTGGGCGAAGTTGTCCAGCGCGGGACGCAACCGATCACCACGATCCAGGCGGCTGTCGCGGACGTTTGCCAGCAGAAGCCCGCCGCGGCGCTCATCAAGACCGGCATGGACTGGATTGACGGGCTGGTCGGGATTCGGCGCGGGCAACTCGGAATCATCGCTGGACGGCCTGGCGAGGGCAAGTCATCGCTGGCTACCCAAATCGCGATCGAACTTGCCTCAAAGTCGGAAGTCCTTTTCTGCTCCCTCGAAATGACTCCGCAGGAAATCGCGGAGCGCATCATCGCGCAGACCACCGAAATGAACCTTTCCCGAATCACATGCGGCGTGATGGATGCGACGGACAAGGCGCAAGCACAAAGCGCCGTTGCACGAATGGACCTGAATTTCTGCCGGGCTCGAACTGTCGAGGAGCTTCGCGCCATCGCATCCGCGCGGCTTGCCCATGGACGGCTGCGCATGGTCGTGGTCGACTACCTCCAGCTCATGAAGGCGACCGGTCGCACCAACAGCCGGAACGACGAGATAACCCAAATCTCCCAGGGGCTGAAGGCTTTGGCGATGGATCTCAATGTCCCGATCATCGCCCTTTCCCAATTTTCCCGAGAAGCTACGCGGGAAACGCCTGCCCTACACCATCTCCGGGATTCCGGGTCGCTTGAGCAGGACGCGAACTGGGTGATGTTCGTTTTCCAGGACAAGGACAAACGGCGCTTCGTTCGGATCGCAAAGAACCGTTCCGGCCCATGCGCTGACGTTGAGGTGATTTTCGATGGGAGTAAAACCAAGTTCCGGCAGGCCGACCAGCAGGACCATTTCGCATGACCTCCCGAGCCGAACTCGAGGCCCGCATCTGGCGAGTATCCGCGCCAAACCGACCAGCGCAAAAAGGCAAGGTCAATCCAGGCAGGCCGATCGCGTCCCGCCTCACCAACGCCGAGGCGCACAGCATGGCCGAACTACTCAGGCGCGACGGCGTTGAATGCTTGGTCAATCGCGTATGATTGCGTATATTGACAACATGGCTGGAAAAAAGGGTGCGAACCTCAAATACGGCGAGCCGACGCGCAACGTCTGCGCGACGATCCCGCTTTCGCTGGACCTCGCGATCCGGGCCAGGGAGACGACGGATCAGTCCTACTCGGCCGCGCTGGTACACCTTGCGCGGCTTGGGACTCAATGCGAGGCGCTGGGGTTGCCGTCCGCAGGGTTTCAGGGGGCGGATGGTATCGGAGGGCGTCCGGACGATGCGAGCGATTCTAGACCCATCCTAGCGCCTTCTGGACCGTTCCGCCTGGTTCGCGATGGCGTCGTACTGCTAAACTCGGTGCGGTCAACGCTTCGGGAGGCCGAACGGCTGGTCGATGAGGAGATGGCCTGGACGGGGATTTGCTGGACTGTGGAGGTGATTGCATGAGCAACGCAACGGCGCTCATCATCGGAATCCTTGCCGCAGTGATTTGTGGTGAGGGGTAGGCGGTGAGCGGCCATTCCACCCCCGAAGAGCGGGCAGTTGCTGTCGCATTTGTGATTCAGCAGATCTCCGAGGGGAAGTACCTTCGGGCCGCATGCAAAGACCTTGTCCCAAAGAGAGATCCTTCGACGATTCTGGGGTGGATAAACGAGAGCGAAGAGCTTTCCCAACAGTATGCGCGCGCGCGCGTAATCGGATATTCGCTTCGGCTCGAGGATATGGAGGAGGATGCGGACGATCTTTTCGACAAAGCATCTTCAGGGGCATATCTGGATCCGATAGGTGCAGTCCAGGCATTCAAAGCGATGACATCTGTGAAAAAGTGGAATGCGTCCAAGTTCGCAAAAGGAATGTTTGGCGACAAGGTTGACCTGAACCTTTCCGGATCCGTGAAGACGGGAAAAGATTTCGATCTTTCCAAGCTGACGCCAGAAGAATTGGCGACGCTCCGAGCTATCCAAGCAAAGACCGCAACTGATGCGCCTTCCAACGATTGACGAGATCGACCGCGAACTAGCGCGCCGATCGCTCTATCAATTCTTGCTCCTTGCTTGGCCGCATATCCCCGGCGAAGGTGGAACAAAGCTCGTCCTGAACTGGCATATCAAGGTTTTGTGCGACGAAATCCAGGACTTGGCGACGGGAAAGGCGGAAAAGCATAATCTTTGCCTGAATGTTCCGCCCGGCTCCATGAAGTCAACCATTCTTTCCGTCTGCCTGCCAGCTTGGATGTGGCTGCACTCCCCGCAATGGACATCCCTGTTTATTTCCGGATCCGAAGATGTGGCAATGCGCGACTCCATGAAGTGCCGCGGCCTGATCACCTCAGAATGGTACCGTGGATTCGGGATTCCGTGGCGACTTGCGGCTGACCAGGACGCGAAAGGGTGGTTTAAGAATTCAGCCGGTGGCGAGCGCCAGGCTACGACCATCGGAAGCCGCGGTACCGGCAAGCGCGTCCACTTCATCGGCATCGACGACCCAAACGACACCAAAGAGGTGTCGGAGGCCAAGTTACAAGCGGTCTGGGATGCATACGCCCTGACCTTCCAGAACCGTCTCAAGGACATGCGCACCGGTGCGACATGTCTGATCCAGCAGCGAACCCACATGCAGGACTTGACAGGCCGGATCATGGAGGTGGACGCCGAATCGTGGACCCATGTTGTGATCCGACAACGGTTTGAGGCTGGCGACCCGCAGAAACACGCGATGGACCCGCGCACGGAAGACGGTGAACTCTTCTTCCCAGAGCGGTTCCCGTCCAGCGTGGTCGACCGTGAGGAGCGGCTACTACTCGCCTTCGGTTTCGCCGGCCAGCACCAACAGCGCCCAATCCCTCGAGAGGGCGGAAGCTGGAAGCCATCGCGTATCCTGATCGAGGAGACGGCCCCGGCCGGCCTGACAGAGTGCCGCGGCTGGGACGCCGGTGCAACCGAAGGCGGAGGCGACTACACGGCGGGCGCACTCATCGGCCGCGACAAGGATGGTGTGTACTGGATCCTCGACATGGTCCGCAAGCAGACCGGAGAGCCCCGCGCCCTGGCCAAGCAGACCGCCCAACTGGACGGGCAGCGCGTGGTGATCTCATGGCCGCAGGATCCGGGGCAGGCCGGCAAGGACCAGGCGCAAAGCATGACCAGGGACTTCGCCGGCTGGGTGTTCCGTACCTCTCCAGAGACGGGGGCCAAGCGGACGCGGTGGGAGCCGTTCCAAGTCCAGGTCAACGCCGGAAACGTTCGAATGATCCGGGCGCCATGGAATCGGGCGCTCATCGACGAGATGGAGACGGACGGGCAGGTCCACGACGACCAGCTCGACGCATTGGCTAGGGCGTTCAAGGAGATTTCGATCTACGCTGACCCGTGGTTTGATGAATTGAGGAAAAAGAGAGAGGCGCGCAAAAAGGAAGAGTGTTGAGTATATTCGAAGGGATGTTCGAGCTGATCCGCGAAATGTGGAAGATGCGAATCCTTCGGCGCACACCGAAGATCGAACTTCGCCGCGCAAAACTGGAATCCCTGGCGCGCGAGCTTGGTCCGGGAGCGGTTGGCGACACCGCAGAGGCTCGCATTCGCGATTCCTTCCGCCTGGCCCGCGTGTGGCTTGCTGAGCTTGACAACGAGGAACTGAAGTAGTGGCGGGCGGGATGGACCTGGCGGCACAGGCGATGCTTGGGCAGGTATCGCAGGGGTGGTTTGCCCCGAATCGCCCTATTGCCCCGATGGCACCCACTGGGCAGGCTGTTGGACGCCGCTTCGACTACGCGCAGTCCGTCAACCTCAACACACGCCCAAAGGCCGCCGACGGCGAAGGGCCGACTTACGCCATCTTGCACAAGATGGTCGAGAATTGCGACATCCTCTCTATCGCCATCTACTCCATGCTGGAGCGCATCAGCAAGTACCAAGGGCGCGTGCTGGATGTCAATGGCGACCCGCGCAAGCCTTCTAAGGCCGCCCAAGCTATCCACGACCAACTCCAGTCCCCGGACGGCGTGACACCATTCGCAACGTGGATGCAGACGCTTGGCTTCGATATGGCGGTCACAGACAATGCTACGGTCTACATCGATCGGTCCAAGAAAATCCCGCTGTTCCGCATCCAGGACGGGCAGACCATCGCCATCCGCGTCGACGAGCGCGGCGAACCTGCGATGATACAGCAGATTCTCAAGGGCAACCCAGCGCACGACTACGCGATCGATTCCGCGAAGCCCTACGGCTTCGATTCGATGGTCTGGTGCCCGAAGCATCGCCGCGCGAACAAGGTCTACGGCTACTCCTACGTCGAGCAGATCCGAACAACCGTGACGCTAGCCCTCAAGCGCGTCGGTCGGCAGCTCGACTACTTCTCGTCGGGCAACGTCCCGGCCATGCTGATCGAGGCCCCGTCGACCTGGACGCCTGGCATGGTGCGCGAGGCGAACGAAGAGTGGCGCGACATCCTGGCGGGCGTGAGCGGAAAAGACGAGGTCCAGATCATGCCCAACGGCATGAAGCCGTACATCTTCGAGCGCGACGTGGTCAAAAACGACTTCGACGAATGGCTCGCCCGGATCATCTGTTTCCAGCTCTCCATTCCCGTCACGCCGCTGATCCGCGAAACCAACCGAGCCACTGCCGAGCAGTCGCAGGAAGCATCTTTGCGCGAAGGGCATGCCTCCCAGTTGCGATGGGCGTCCGACTCTCTCACCAAGATGATCCGCGCCGCCTACGGCCCCGGGTTCTTTTGGAAATGGGACACCGAATCCGAGCCCCCCGCGGAAATGACTTCCGACCTCGTCAAGTCAGGCAAACTCAAGCCTGCTGCGCTGGTGCGCCTCGGGTACTCTGTTGAGGAGATCGCAGAAGAGACGACAGCAACCGGCGCAGAGGACGCCAAGGGCGACAAGACATCCAAGGACGACGATGGCTCCCATGCTGTCCGCAACGCCGACGAGGGCGACGCGCTCCCCGGGCTCATTCAGTCGTATCTCGACGACCTGAAAACCGATTCTCAGGCGGCCGCGCAAAGCGTGTTCGAAGGGGCTCAGCTTCGCGATCTGGTGAAGCCTTCCAAGGTCTGGGTTCTCCAGGTTGCCGACTCACTTCACGAAGGCGCAATGGTCGGGACGAGCGAGGCAGCCCCGCAGACGGCAAAGACGCCGGACTCCCCAGAATCGTTCGAGCGTCCTGCACTCAAGTTCGCCCGTGAGCACGCAGCCGAAATGGTGGGCATGAAGTGGGACGGTGCCAAGCTGATCCCCAACCCGAACGTCGAGTGGCAGATTTCCGACATGGCGCGCGATGGCATCAAATCCAAGGTCGCCAAGGCGTTCGCGGAGAACTGGAGCACTCAGCGCCTGGCCCAGGAGATCGCGGGCGACAACGCGTTCAAGCCGTCTCGAGCGATGAACATTGCCCGCGACCAGATCGCGCTGGCTCAGGAAGTCGGGAGCTTCGAGTACTTCAAGGCGGCCGGCGTCACGGGGAAGCGGTGGAGCGCGTTCGATGCGTGCCCGATCTGCTCCGGGAATGCATCGGAAGGCGTGATTCCGCTTGGCAAGCCATTCCAGTCCGGCCACATGCACGGGCCGAGCCACCCGAACTGCCGATGCCGCGTTATTCCCGAGGAGCTGCCGACATGAAGCGGAAGACGGAAATTTTCTTCTCGATCCAGAATGCCGACGAAGAAAAGCGACTCGTTTCTGGTGTGTCGGATTCCGGCGAACCCAACGGCTCCGGGCTCCTCCTTGATTACGAGACTTCGAAAGCCCAGCTGATCGCTTGGTCGGCCAACATCGAGAAGAAGACGAACGGCGCATCGAAGGGCATTCTTCGCGTCATGCACCGGCTCGAGACGATCGGGAAGATTGTTTCCCTGGAATTCGACGACGAAAAGCGTCACATTCTCGTGACCACGCACGTTTCCGACGAGACGGCATGGGAGAAGATCAAGGCGGGGGAGTACACCGGCTTTTCGTGGTCCTGGCGCACCGTTGGCCCCCCTTGGAAGGACGAAGAGGCTACCAAACAGCACGGGCGAGCGATCTACCGATACACCGGGCGGCCCATCGAGCTTTCCATCGTGGACGCGCCAAACGTCCCGGGCTCCGACTTCACCTCAATTCAGAATGCAGATTTCCCCGAGGAGGGCGACGACATGGACGCGAATACCGACAATGGAATCAAGGTCGAGAACGGCATCTACACCGCTGGCAAGCTTGGCGAGATCCTGGAATCCCTTTCCTGGACTCAGCGCGCCATCGAAGGCGAAGAGACCAAGGAGGGCGACGCCGCGACCATCCCCGAGGAATTGAAGGGCATTGTTGCCGACCTCGCCGCGGTCTGGTCCAAGTACTCGACGGCGCAGGCGGAGGAGCTTGGCGAGGAGCTTGGATTCGATCTTTTCGTGGAAGATGACGACGAGTTCGACGACCTGGAGAAGGTGGAGAATTCTGAAGGATTCGACATCGAAAGCGACGAACTCCCCGATGTCTCCACAATCCAGAATGGCGACTTCCCAGGCCATCCGTTCCGCGGGAACCAGTATCGGCGCGGGGGCGGCAAGCGTTCAGGAGCGCATCACAAGGCATCCATCGCGGCTCACCGCGCCAGCGTTCGCGCTTCCAAGGGTGGCGGCGGACATGAAGGGCATCGCGCCGCAGCCAAGGCGCACAAGCAAGCCGGGGCCATGCACGCGGCCAAGGGAAACAAGCGCATGGCCGAGTACCACAAGACGCAGGCCAAGTTCCACGCGAACGAGGTGAAGCTTAGGACTGCGGCCAAGTCGTACCAGAACGCCGACTACGCGCCCATCCAGAATGCCTCCCAGGGCGACGCGCTCGCCACCCTCGAGGCACGCATTGCCGCTCTCGAAGCTTCCAAGGAAGTCAAGAACGCCGACGATGCGACCGGTGCCGACATTCTCGCCGACCTCGCCGCGCAGAACGCGCCCAAGGTTGAAAACGCCGATGCCGCAGCGGATGCGGTCGTCGTCACCAAGGACCAGGACAACGGCGTCGTCGTGCAGAACGCCGACGCCGAGCGCCGCGCCTTGGCTGAATCGCTGGCCGCTCTCCCTGAGGCAGACCGTCAGAAGGCTTTGGCTGGACTGATCCTCAAGGCGAACGTCCGCTAACCCATCCTCTCGAGATCCACACATCCAACAGGAGAATACCATGGCTGAGAACAGAGAACAGGCTGTCGACGATCTCGTGAAGATCCTCGGCTCGATCGACGTGCAGAACGCCGATGTCACCTCGGGCAATTCCGGAACCAACGGAATCGACCTCAAGCCGCTTACCAACGTCGTCACGGGCATGTTCCCGCTGTCCGACAAGGTCGGTCGCGAGGAAGGACAGGCCGGTCCAGCCGCCCTGTACAACACCATCAAGGGCGCGGCCACCGGATCGGTGGATGGCTACGTCGAGGAAGGCAAGCGCGGCGGGCAGACCCAGTTCGCAGGCGTGCAGTCCGGATCCTACTACAAGTCCGTGTACACGGAAATCGCGGTCACCGACGAGGCGCGCTACTCCTCGCAGATCGATCTCCTGGCTGGGGCCACCGTCCGGTCCATGATCGAGGCGCGTCGCATCCAGGAGCGTCGCTTCCTGTTCGGTCGCTCGACGATTGCCGCCGATGCCTACGCCGCCGGTCGCCTGACCACCACGGCCGACGGTGCCGCGGCCGCCGCAACTCCCACCCCCACGCTCGTCTCCGACAACCTGGGCACCATCGCCGACGGGACCTACTCCGTCATCTGCGTGGCCCTGGCCGGTGACGCCTACTGGGCGACCAAGGGCTACCCCGTCAGCGCCGCCGCGACCTTCGCGTCGACCGCTGGTTCGGAGCTTCTGCCCACCGCCGCGCGCGCCAACGGCGACGGCACCACGACCGCTCTCAATGGCGGATGCGGCATCAAGTCCAGCGCGGCCAGCTCGGGCGCACTGTCGACCACCAATGCCAACCGCATCACAGCGACGGTCTCCGCCGTTGTCGGCGCTGTCGGCTACGCATGGTTCGTGGGAACTTCGGGCTCCGAAGTGTACCAGGGCACCACGTCTGTCAACAAGGCAATCTTCACCAAGCTCCAGACCGGAACGCAGGCCGCCGCCTCGAACTTCACCGCCGACAATTCCGCCGAGCCCCTGGCCTACGACGGGCTGATTACGCGTATGGAGAAGAGTGGATCGGGCGCACGGCTCTCGACCCTGGCGGCCGGTGCAACCCTGACCGCCGACGGCAAGGGCGGCATCACCGAGTTTTCCGACCTGTTCTCCAACTGGGCCGTGACCCTGGACGGCTACTCGCCTTCCTGGATCATGGTCGGCCCCAAGGGACAAGCCAAGCTCAACGCGGTGATCCTCGGATCTAGCACGCCCACGACCTACCTCAACATCCCGATGGTGGGCGAGATGGATGTGACTGCGGGCAAGCGCGTCAGCGCCATCTACAACTCCATCATGGGCGTTCCGGTGCCCGTCATCGTCAACCCCTACATGCCGGAGTCCATGGCCCTGCTCGGCACGGATTCGATCCCCACCATCGTTCCGTCCCCGAACTCGCGGCCCCTGTCGTTCCGCTACCGCCGCGACTACTGGACAAACCTGTGGGCTCGTACCAGCCGTCGCGAGGTGCCCTCTGTCGTGATCGACGGCGCCCTGACCTTCGAATGGCTTGACGGCTTCGGCCTCGTCAAGAACTTCGCGGTCTGATGTTCAGCGAGGGGGCCGGTTTCCCGGCCTCCTATTCTCTTCCCTCTGAGGTGCGCACATGGCTCTTGTGAAATTGACAGGCATCACATCTTTCAGCATCGACGGCGAAGCAATCGTGGCCGACGACAAGGGAATTGCCGCCATCTCCGACGAGCAGCTTGCCAGCGAAGATTTTGTGCGCGTCCGCGAATCGCTGGTCGATGGCCAGGGGATCGACTTGGTTCCCGACGACAAGGGCGACAAGCCCGCATCCGGCAAGAAGGCCGGCAAGAACACGAAGGACGCCTAACCCGTGGCCGTGCTTGAGTTGACAACGCTTGCCCGCCTGGAGGCATACGGGGGATTCGCGTCGGCCGTGTCGACTGCGAACCAAGCCTTGATGTCCGACATGATCAAGAGCGTTTCTCAGCGCATGGCCGACTATTGCTCCCGATCCTTCCTCAAGACTTCGTACACCGAGGCGCGCATCATTCGCGGGTCGCGCTTCCCCCTGGTCAATACCCCCGTCGAATCAGTCGCGTCTGTCCGGGTGGCTGAATCCGGCCGCCGCGCCGATCTCATAGCGATCTCGTCGAGCCAGTACGAAATTTCCCCCGACAAGACCGGAATCAACGTCTGGGACATCGCCCGCGGATCCCTTGTCGAGGTGGCATTCACGGGCGGGCTTGCTGCCGACACGGCGTCGCTTATCACCTCCTACCCCGCTCTCGAAGGGGCTTGCCTCCTCCAGGCCACAAGCCTGTTCAAGCGGCGCACCATGCCGGACAGGACCACCACGGACCTTGGAAACGGAAGTTCCTCGTGGATCGGCGAGTACGACCTTTTGAAAGAGGTCACTGACACGCTCGACCAACAGTATTCCGTGAGGCACAAGTTCCTGTGAGCGCCGAAATCCAAATCACCGAGAACATCTCGGCTGCCATATCGCGGTTCGGTGCTCAGTTCGCTCCTGCTTCTCAGAAGGAAATGGCGGCATTCGGGCAAGAGTGGGTTTCGAAGCTCGTGACCCAGCGACTTTCCGGTCGACCCGGGCTGAATCGACGCACCGGCAACCTCGCCCGCTCGTTCAAGTCGCGCGCCTACATGGCTCCCGAGCTTGGCGGTGTGGCGCTTGACGTTGAGCCGGAGGGGCCAGGGTCAGAATACGTCAAGATCCACGAATTCGGCGGTACGATCAAGCCGAAGCACTCGAAGTTCTTGTGGATTCCGATCGCCAAGAATCTGACGCCCGACGGTGTCGCGAGGATGTCGCCAACGCAGGCGATCGCGACCGGCAATCTTTTTATTCAATGGAACAAGGGGCCGACAGCATTCATGCGCCGCAAGATGGCGCGCGGATGGCGTCTCGAGCCGATGTTCGCGCTTCGAAAGTCCGTCACGATCCCCGCCCGCATGGGTGCGCGCTCGTTGTGGGCGTCCTCCATTCCCAGCCTGACGACGCGCCTTGACGCCGTCGCAAGTCGGATCCTTCAGGAGGCCGCATAATGGCTGCCGCGATCATCGATATGACGCCGGCGAAGGGCTCCGCTTTTGGTGGCCAGTCCATCACGATCACCGGGACGGGGTTCGGTGCATCCGGAATCGTCACCGTCGAAGGGCGCGAAGCCGAAGAGGTTGCATGGTCCGCGACATCGGTTGTCGTGAAGACGCCGGCGCGCACGGACGGTAATGGAATCATCTTTGGCGGCGCATCTGTCGCCGTCGTACTGACCGCTGAGGACGCGACCACGGCGTCGACAAGCTACGAGTATGCATCGACACGCATCGAAAAGGCGCTCGTCTCTATGGCGTCCCGCCTGGGCGCCTGCACCGTGCAGAAGGGCTACAACTTCGACATTGGAGCGGATCAAGTCCGGACCATGCGCGAAGACTCAAGCGTCGACACGTCTGCCGGGTGGCCTCAAGTCTTGATCTTTGCCGACCAGGTCGAGACGCTGACTGATGAGCCGTTCGACCACACGAAAGACACGGTCAACGTCATCGTGCAGGCCGTGCGCCCGTGCGACGACCCGCAGACATGGCAGATCGAGGCATTCGCCATGCTCTCCGACATCCGGCGTGCCGTAATGAACGACCGATCGAACGGCGGAACGTGCAATACGACGACCGTTTTGTCGGCTGAGACGGGGCGAAGCTCGGACAATGCGGCCGGCGCGATCTCGGGCGCTACGGTGATGTTCCAGATCGAGGTCCCGAGCATCGTCAAC